GCTCGACTATGCCACTCCGTTTGTCGTCACTCCAGGACGTCTGACCAGGTATGCCAAATGGCTTACCGAGTACCTGACGTTCCGGGGCAAAGGAATCCACTAGGACCAGGCAGCAAATCTGCCGTCTGGCGCTACCTACGAACGCACCCGTCAATAGTAACCATCATTATGGTTGCTAACGCCGCATGAAGCGAAAGTCAGATTTGACAATCCGCGCCATGACGACATCAATCCGTATTAGATTGTTAACGAGTATGCGTTCGGTAAGGTTCCAGAAAATAGAATGCGGTCCGGTATGCGAGCTCGGATCCTGGATAGGTAATTGCCACCAGGCCCGGTCCCACATAAAGTTCTCGCGATACCTACTTAAGGGTTCAAGTCACGAATTGTAACTAAGTCTCCCTAATCGTTGGTTACTATGTTATCAGCGACAGGCAATTACCTGCGGGCGATTATGAAACGCGATAAGCGATTCATCTTCGGTGAAGAGATTCCTCGTTTGAGCGAAATTGCTCAGGACGCGGGTCAGGTCGTCTCGTCAGATTTGACGAGGGCGACTGATCTCCTCTCAACGGATATAGTGAACGTGACACTCGAAGTACTCTCGACCGTCGCACCTCAATTGAGCTTCCTTAAGGAGGCAATTGAGCTATTGCAACGCGACTAGATACTAGAGTATCCCGACGGCACGACCGTCCATTAGAAAAGGGGATCCCTGATGGGACTCCCCCATTCGTGGCCGATCATGTCGCTCTACCACCTCTACTGCTTAGAAATTTCTAACGGCAGAGGCAAGGCAGCTGCTATATGCGGCGATGACATGCTTTCCCGTATGGGCGTGCGATAGCACGCCGACTACGTAAAAGAGTTATGCGGCGCTGGATTAGAAATTTCTAAAGGCAAACACTACATTTCAAGACGCTACGGTATATTTACCGAGCGACTCTTTAAGTTTAATAACGGTAGAATCACCGAACACTAATTATTGTTCGTCAAATCTTTCGTTTCCTACTCAAGAGATCGAAATACATTACCACCGACAATTTCGGTGCCGATGTAGATCGAGTCTATCATCCGTAAGGGTGACCAACAATCGTTGGCTGCCATACGAGTGATTCAAAAGTACCTATATTCTTCATATTTGAAGAAGCTGGGTCCTTTGGCCTATGTGCCTCTTCAGCTAGGAGGCTTCGGGTGGTATTCTCCCCGAGTCCCCTAACTGCCGAAGTAT